GCTGTGGGGTGAAGCGCAGTGGTGTGAAGTGCTGTGATGTGGAGTGGCGTGGAATGACGCGAAGTGCCGTGGCGGAAATCAACTCCACACGACCTTGGCAACGGCAAACCTGCCGTAGAACCCGCCGTTCTGTGGACGGAAGCGCCCGAGGCCGATGAACTTACCAGCTTCCTCGAGCATTTCCAAAAATACGTCCTTGGTGACGGTGTCATCCATGACGTGAAACTGAACCGTGGTGTTCCAAGTCGGTGCGTCAGGGAAGTGGCGCAAAACCACCTTGCCGCCAGCCTTGCCCTTCTCGCCCGTGCTGGACATCATGCCAGACCATTTGACGATGTTCTCCCGGGTGTAGACTTGCCCGTTGTGATCCTCCAAGACAGCAGGTTCAAAGACCATCACGCCGCCCAAGAAGTGCTTGGTGTAGGTGGCCTTGCCCTTGCCGGGGATCTGCTTGCCAGAGCGTTTGACGGCGGCGTCGAGGCACTGCTTGAGCGCCATGGGAGGAACGAAGAGAGCGCCAGTCTTAGCGTCCCAGTGGCCCTTCTCGCGCCATGTGCGCTCCTCGTAGTCCTCATGGGACTCCTTCGGGTCTTTGGGTGTGCCGTGGTAGCGGGATTGGCTGTAGGGTGCGACTGATTCGAGTGTAACGGTTGCGGTTTTCATGTGTGTATCGTTCTGTTTGGTTTTGGTTTTGCCCTCGTTGTGAGGGAAAGTGGATGTTGTGTTGTGCTGTGCGGTGCCGTGGTGTGTGGTGTCGTGGCGTGCGGGAAATAGGATGTTGCGGCGTGGCGTGGAGTGATGTGAAGTGGAGTGCCGTGATGTGAAGTGTTGTGACGGAAATTGGATGTCGTGAAGTGGCGAGGTGTGCCGAGTCGTGGTGTGACGCGAAGCGATGGAAATTTAGAGCGGGTCGAGATAGGTTCCGTAGATGCGCCCATTGTCTCGGACGGCCAACTTGTAGCGACGCGCCTTGTCACGGCGCCGGCGCATGGATGTGATGGCCCAATAGGGCAGGAGGGAGTAGATGAGGGATTTCATTGTTCGTTGTTGTTTTGGTTAAGCCTTGCAATCAAGGCAAAGTGTTGCAATCGGCCCGCCGTGTGTGATGCGGTAGCCTTGTTGGATTTCGGAGACTTCCAGGACTGCGGAGTCGCCGGCGTTTGGGACTCGGACCCAGGCGACGACTTGCGAGTCCAAACCGTCGGCCAAGTTGTCGGAAAGCTCGACGAGTTGGCGGATGAGATGGTCGATGGTCATGGATAGTTCGAATTTGGTATTATGTGTATTGTGCCAAGTTATGCCCCAAACGTAGCCAGCCGCCATTTAGCCAAGTCAGCCTTGGCCCAGCTTGCGGTCTGCCGCATCATTTCGTTTCTGCCGTCAACGCGCAAAGTGCGAGCCATATACCGCCAGCAGAGGGCGCGCTGAAGCCAGTAGGCGAACTGGAGAAGGTAGCGTGTGTTTTGAGATGGGCTCATGGCTTTTTGCGGTTAAGTGATTTTTCAATGACGCGCTCGATGAAGTCTTGGAGACGGTAGCCGTTCTGGACGGCGTGGATTTTAACGCGGCGGTGCAGGTCAGCGCTGATCTTGAGCGATGCGGTGGGCGGTGGAGGTGGTGGAGTCGTGGTCATAGCGGTAAAATTTGCGCGTTACAGCCGCGCCCCTGTGTTGGCATTAAATCAAACCGCGACGGCTGGCGTGATTAATAGCAAGGCGTGACACAAAGTTAATTTTAGCGCTGAGCAGTTCGATGATAAGCTCGTCGCTTGCTTTTTTTAGCGCTTCGGTCAGGCGCTTTCCGTTTTCAGGGCTGATGAAATTAATGCCGGTGAATTCTGCGCGGAGAGTTTGGATTGCGGTAGAGGTGTTGGTCATGATCGTTCGTGTGGTTAACGAGGTGAGTAAATCACACGTTTTTGATGCCGTCAAAATAAAAGTATAAAAATCTTTTTTTACACTTTGCGCTAGACAGTGACAAAGCGCTGTGCGTTCTTGAAGCCCTATGAACGATTACCAAAAACTGCTGGAGCGAAAACGCCACACTTACGACAACGCTGGATTTGAGCCCTTGTTCATTCCAGATCAACTCTTCGACTTCCAGCGCGCCCTTGTTGAGTGGGCGGTGAGAAAGGGTCGCTCCGCCATCTTTGCCGACTGCGGGCTAGGCAAGTCAGCAATGCAAATGACAGTAGCCGAGAACATTGTCCGCAAAACAAACGGCAGGGTTTTGGTCCTGACTCCGTTGGCTGTTGCGCCTCAGATGGTCGAGGAAGCCGCAAAGTTTGGGATTGAGGCCGTCCGATCAAACGATGGCAAGTCACTCGGTAAAATCACCGTCACGAACTACGAGCGTCTACACCACTTTAACCCGTCTGATTTTGTCGGCGTGGTCTGCGATGAAAGCTCAATCCTCAAGAACTGCGACGGCGTAACAAAGGCGCAGGTAACAGACTTTGCTCGCAAGATGTCTTACCGTCTGCTTTGCACGGCTACGCCATCGCCTAACGATTTGATCGAGCTTGGCAACTCATCCGAGACGCTTGGATATATGGGCTTCAATGACATGCTTTCGACCTTCTTCAAGAAGGACCAAGACCGCAAGACGCACAGCCGCAAGGATGAGTTCCGCTCTGGCGTCTGGCGCTTTCGCGGCCACGCTGCCGACCACTTTTTCCATTGGGTTTGCTCATGGGCGCGAGCCGTTCGCAAGCCATCCGACCTCGGCTTTTCTGACGATGCCTTCACGCTGCCCGAGTTGGTCACCAGAGAAACCGTTGTGCGTAACGAAGTCCCGCTCGAAGGTATGCTCTTTACTATGCCGGCGGTAGGGCTTCAAGAGCAGCGGCAAGAGCGCCGACGCACGCTTGAATTGCGTTGCGAGGCGGCAGCGAATACGATCAACGCGCACAAAAAAGCGGCGGTTGCGTGGTGCTATCTGAATGACGAAAGCAAGGCTCTCAAGGGGGCAATACCTGACGCGGTAGAAGTCAGCGGTAGCGATGCTATGGAGGCCAAGGAAGAGGCGTTCATGGGCTTTGCTAAGGGTCAAATCCGAGTGCTTGTCACTAAGCCCGAGATTGCGGGCTTTGGCCTGAACTGGCAACACTGCGCCCACCAGACTTTTTTCCCGTCTCACAGCTTCGAGCAGTTCCACCAAGCCATTCGCCGCAGTTGGCGCTTTGGTCAAAAGCATCCTGTCACCATCGACATCGTAACGAGTGAGGGAGAAAGCGGAGTGCTTACAAACCTCATGCGAAAGGCCGAAAACGCCGAGAAACTTTTTGCCAATCTGGTATCGCTAATGGGCGAAGCGAATACCTTCAAACAAGCCCAAACCAAAAACATCAAAACATCAATACCATCATGGCTGTGAACGATCAACTCATCACCGAAAGGTTTGCAATTTACAACGGAGACTCATTGGAGGTTATGGCAGACATGCCCGACAAGTCCATCGACATGTCGATTTACTCGCCTCCATTTTGCGCTCTCTATACCTACTCGAACGATCTTCGGGACGTTTCCAACTCGCGCAATTACGAGGAATTTTGGGAGCATTACAGACTGTTCATCAAAGAGATTGCCCGCATCACAAAGCCAGGACGATGCACGGCAGTTCACGCAATGGACATTCCAGATTCATGCAACCTTGGAAACTTCCTCCAAGATTTCCCAGGCGACATCATCCGTGAGCACGAAAAGTACGGCTTCCGATACGTTGCCCGCCATCACATCTGGAAAGAGCCCTTGGCGGTTCGTAACCGCACGATGGCGAAGGGATTAGCCCACAAGACGGTCTGCGATGATGCCTCTCTTTGTGATGTGGCTGGCGCGGATTACCTGCTTGTGTTTCGGCGCGAGGGCAAGAACGAGGTTCCTGTAAGCCATGAACGCGGGTTGCTGGAGTATTACGGGACCGATAAGCCGCCCCATGATCTGCTTCATTTCCGAGGCATGGAAGGCGACCAAAAGCTCAACAAGTATTCTCACCACGTTTGGAGACGCTACGCCTCTTCCTCTTGGCATGACATCGACATCGCAAACGTCCTTCCATACCAAGAGGCCCGAGACGCTGACGATGAAAAGCACGTCCACCCGCTGCAGCTTGACGTGATCGCGCGCGCCATTGAGCTTCGCAGCAATCCCGGCGAAATTGTGTTTACTCCATTCATGGGTGTCGGCAGCGAGGTCTATCAGGCTGTTGTGATGGGCAGGCGCGGCGTCGGCTGTGAGTTGAAGCCCAGCTATTACCGGCAGGCGGTGAAAAACATTCAGCACGCCGGAGAAAAGCGAGAGCAAGAAGAAATCCCGCTTTTTGCCAATTGAGATTAAATGCCGCCAGTGTTTCGAAGGGAACAACAAAACCCTCCCGCCCCTCGCGGAATCCGGGCACTGGCGGCAAAGTCACACACGGAATCGAATACGTGACCGAATAGTGGAAACGTGCCGGCGCTTGCGGAATACGCCGCCGCCTTCGCGTGAGCCGCTTGAGTCAGTATTCCCTTCCACCGTCATCACAAAGCCATTGCGGTCTGGTGATGAAACCGCAAAACCAACGTGCGAAAAAGTAAAGACCACGATGTCACCGGCGGCAATGTCGCCTCTGTGTGGCTTGCGCGTCCAGGTGCTTTCATCCTGCTTGCGGCTCCAGTTTTCCATGTCCCACGCTCCTGCTGTGCGTGGTCGTTTGAAGGTAGCCGTTTCCTTCACTCCCGCATGGTCTAGGGCTTGCTTAACGACCCAGCAAACAAATGCCGCGCACCACGGCCAGCCCTTCTTCGGGTCGAGCCACGTTGCCGCTTTGTATTCGTCCACGCGAGGGCCGCAGTTGCTGCCGTTGACTTCGGTGACGCCGATTTCAGCGGATGCGATACGGACGATGTGAGGGGGTAGTAAAGCGCTCATAGTCAGAAGTGGATGGTGATCTTAGCTTGCGGCCCCAACGCCCGAAGGATGCTTGCCACGTCCTTGTTTTCCGCGACCAACTCAAACGCTCCGACATCAGGTCGAAAGGTGATCTCAGCGGTTGCGCTTCCGTGCTGCGTCAGCCTTGATTTAGCGTCTTCGTGAGCCGCGAAAACATGCGGGGCGATGCTGGACACGTCTGGCTCTGAGAGTGCCAGCGCAAGTGGTGACATGGGAAAAGGTGTGCTCATGGTGGTGCTTTGATTACACTCCAACACATCCAACCAATAGCAAGCCACAACGCCGCACTGAAACCGAACACAAAAGCAACGGCAAGGCTAGCCTTTAGCCGCTTAACCTTGTGCTGCCAATGTGCTTTCTCGGTCATTTGGCTTTGCGTTGGAATGCCACGGCGGTTTCAATCAGCAGGTTAACCGCCCAGCCTTGCAGGTCAGGCCAGAGGCTTTTCAGCATCTTGGTCACCGCTTCCTTTCGGTTGGCACCGCTTTTCAGCATTACGTCTTTTGCAGCCATGCCGACCCAGTGAAGCGCGGTTGCCCACTGTTTCGCAGTGATGCCAGCCAGCCAAGCCAGAATCTGTTTAATGAGAAATTGCTTCATTCCACCACCTCCGCTTTTGGGATTTTGCTTTCTTTGCGCCAGACGTTGATGATGCCAATCAGCGCGAGCACAGCGGCGATGATGTGTTCGTGATACTCAGGCTGCACCGTGATGCCGAAAGCACCGAGCAGCGCGATGATGCCGCGAATGGTTGAAGGCTCCGTTAGTTTTTCAATCATCATTTTCATGGGCTTGATTGGGTTTGGTTTCTTGCGATTTAGCCTTTCGAGATGCGGCGGTGTTGGGAAGCTCATGGCGTCGGATATCCAAGTGCATTAAATGGGCAGTCCTGCCTTTTTGGGCACCGTTCGAACATTGAAACCTTAGCCGAGTTCTGCCCGTTCTCGCGTTCCAGCCGCTCCATTTCCTGACGTAGTTCTTCGACCGTCTCTTCGGCTTTGAGCAGTCGCGCATACATTAGCTTGACCGCCCAACAGAGAGCGGTTGTCACGGCTGATAAGGCGGCGAGAAGAGCGGATTCAAGCGTCATGGTTTTGCAAAGATTTGGGATTTTCGGGATTCAGTCAAAATGCCAACTGCCACCAAGCCACTCAGCCCTTGCTGCACCTTTGCATCATCACTCCACACCTCTCCGCGCCACATCCGCAGTTCCTCATGCAGCAGCCGAATGCCGGGAAGGGTAGAGCCTGCGATGGCCAGCTTCTCGGCGTCGGAAAACTCCGACCAGAAGTCGGCCACGGTGTGCCAGATTTTGCGGGCTTCCAGTTGCGCCCATGCCGCTTCCAGTTCCTCCATCGTCGGAGGCTCGCCGGGGCCGAACCATTGCAAGGTGGCGTAATCGTCGCCTGATAAGCTCCATTGAGCGTTGGGGCGGGCGTAAAAAAGAGCAGATGTTAGGTTCATGGCAATATTTCAGTAACCGTAAACGTAGCGTAGTCCGATGCACCGAAGAAGCTACTTGCGGCACTGGTTCTCAGTAAAGTTGCAGTTGATGATGCGGCTGGACCAAAACGCAGCTTAAAGGTAGTAGCTGAAGTCGCTCCAGCAATGACGATAGCTTTAGCAACAATTGGCATTAAATAGTTGCTTGATGAAAGAGTGGCAATTGTCGCCTGTATGGCGTCGGCACCAGAGTCACGAAAAATCGTAAATGTAACCGTTTGCAAATTGGAAGCTGAAAAATAAGCATTGAAATCAATTAAAAGTGTTGAGCTAGAGTTGGTTGGAGTAATGCTTACAGTTATAAACTCCGAACCTTCTGTTGATTGCGGAATAGTGTCATCAACAGGAATTATGCTCGTAGTTGTCGCGGGAGTGTTAGTCGTAGCCACTACTACCTGCGCCACTTTCCCACCCCCACCACTCGGAGTCTGCCAAGTCGCCGCCGTGCTGCTCGTCGCCGTCAGCACCTGCCCGCTTGTCGGTGCCGTAGCACCCGAAACTGAGACGGTGGTCGTTGCGGTTTTGAGGCCCAGCGCGGCGGTGGCTTCGCCTGCGGTGAGGCTAGTCGCAGTTCCTGTTGCGTTAGTTAGCACCACTGCGGATGGAGTCCCTAGCGCGGGAGTTGTCAGCGTTGGCGATGTTCCAAGCACGATGCTGCCGCTACCTGTTACGTTTTGGCCTAGCGCAGTTGCAACGCCTGTGCCGAGGGATGTGATGCCGGTGCCGCCGTTTGCTGCGGGTAGGGTGCCTGTTACGTCCGTAGCAAGGTCGATTGCGTTGCGGGTGATGGTCTGCCCGCTGATGGTGATGTAGTCTGGAGTGCCTGCTAGGGTTACATCGCCGCTATTGCTTCCAGCCAAGTCCAGCGTGGTCTTCATTGTCGCGGCATTGACGCCTATCTGGATGGTGCCGCTGCTGGTGATAGGACTGCCAGAATCAACCTCGATGCCGTCTGTGCCGCTTATTGCTACGCTGGTCACGGTGCCAGTGCCGCTACCCGTCGCACTTAGCGTAGTGCCGCTCATGCTAAGACCTGAGCCGAGCGTAATTTCTTGCGGGTCGCCGCTGCCGCTGTCGCCACGGCCTAGCAGCCTGCTAGCCGCTGAGACGTTTTGCATCTTTGCGTATGTCACCGCGTCGTTGGCGATGGTGGCCGCAAATGAGCCTGTGCCGCTACCTGTTACGTCTCCGGTCAGGCTGATAGTCTGGTCGCCTGTGTTGACGCCGCTGTTGGTTCCTGTGATGTCGGAGGTTAGCGCTACGGTTCCAGAGGCGTCAGGAAGCGCAATGGCGCGGTCTGCCGAGGCTGTTCCTGTTAGCGTGGTGCGGGTGCCCGTTGCGCCTAGGCCGATGCTGCCTGTGCCTGAAGTGTCTATGCTGCCACCGCCTGACGTGTTGATATTGCCCCCTGGCAAAAACGCAGAAGCGCTGGTGTTAATGTTACCGCCTGCATATTGGTTGTATGCTGCGGTTGTGATAGCGCCACCAGCCGCGCCTGCTTGCCCGCTAGCGCCATCGCCGCCTGACATTGTGATAGCGCCAGCAATTCCTCCATCTTCTCCTGCGTTAGCTCCAGCGTTTCCGCCTTCGATGGAAATTGAGCCACCTAATCCGCCCGTTTGCGCTCCGTTGTCAGCGCCGGGTAGCCCTGTGATTTTATTTAGGTTGCGCGGGTCATAGACCGCTTTGGTCATATCGCCTGTGCCGCCACCGCTAGGAGTGCCGTATTGCAGACTCCCGTCCGTGTCGATGCCGTTTACGAACTGCCCAGCGCTCCCTGTGTTGCGCTTTACGCCGCCTATGACGGTCGTTGTCGGTGCTGGCAAGGTGTAAGCATTCGCGCCCGCCTCAATGCCGTCCAGCTTTGTAATTTGCGCCGCCGTAGCTAAGCCATCCTGCGATGCTGTAGCGTCACGGATTTTGTCAGTGCCGCCTGTGACGTGAGTGGATGCATGAGCTGCCACGCTGCCATTGCTCGCCGCAGTAATGCGCCCCTTAGCGTCCACGGTGATGTTTGCGTTGGTGTAACTCGCTGGATTAACTGCGGTGTTGGCTAGCGTAGCCGATGCACTGCCGGGACCGCTTGCACTAACATCACCTGTAAGCGCCGTTATGTAATTGCCTGCTGGCTGCTTAGCATTCCACGTTGCCGAGCTAGCGATGTAAGCATCTGCCAACGTGCCCGACGTGATGCTTGATGCATTGAGCGCGGTCAGTCCTGATCCGACGTTGTTAGCCAATGCCCGAAGCGCCGCATTCAAACGAGCCTGAGCATTGACCACAATGATGCCAGTCGATGCATGGACGCGAGATACAACAGCGATAGACTGAGCTTCGCCTGTTGTTGGAAGTGCGCCAAGCAGTCCAGCCGTTCCCACGAATAGCTCTTGGTTGATACTGTAGCTGTTCGTTGCTAAACCCGTGACTTCACCGACGACCACGGCGTTGCCTTCAGCGTTTGCAATTAGCTGAGAGTCAGTGATGCCGATGGACGGCATCTTAGCCGAGTTGGTGTAATCAGCCGCCGCCACTTCGACTTCGCCGCTTGAGCCTACGCTGCCAGTCGCATAGACAGGCGTGCCTTTTGCTATGGTAACGCCGCTGGTGTTCTTGATATGGACGTAAAGACTGCCAGCGATGTTGCCGTGGATGTGACCCAACGTGGACAGCCCCGTAAAGGTCTGATTAACGCCTGTGAGCGTGTCAGTCGTCTTGTTGTAGGTCAGCCCTGCGTCACCACCAAAAGCGCCGGCGTCGTTGAATTGCACCTGCGTATTCGTCCCGCCAGGAGTGCCACCGCCGCCGCTTCCCGGCGGTCCCTGTGGCCCCGGTGCTGAGATGGTCACTCGGTTGCCAGAACGCACCGTGACGCTGTTGCCTGTCTGGATGGTAACACTCATGCTTCTTGGTCAACGATGATTGGACCCTGCATCAGAGGGTTAATTGCGCCGCCTGGAACTAGCGCATTGAGGTCGTAAAAGTAAGTGCCGGGAACTAACTGGTCAGTCTCAGCCGCTGGAACGGTTAGCGTAAACGTCCCGCTTGCCGCGCTGGTGATTGCAAAGTCACCATCTTCGCTTGTCCACGTTGCCGCAGGATCACCGCCTGCTTTGCGTTCGACCATCGCCATCGTGAACTGATAGCCAGTGATGTCGATTGCAACGCCATCTGGGTCTTGATACGTAAACGCCGCTGTAAAGTCTGCACCCTGATGGATGTAGAGCGGCTGGTCTGCCTGATTCGGCGGTGTGTTGTTGTCGCAAGCCATCGAATAGCGGAAAAGTCAAAGTAGCGAAGCGCTGCCTTGAATATCAATTTGATTATTGCCCCAGGAATTTGCTTGGAAAACTAGAAGTCCAGCAGGATCTTCGCTCAGCACTGCATACCAATCGCCAGTGTCAGGATTTTTACTCAGACGAAAAAGCTCTTTGCGCCTCCACCCAAGCGAGCAGTTGCCAGTGTCAGGATCTATGATGGACTCGGTGAGCAGGTATTCGGGCGTTGCGTCGGGCTCTTGAATAATTTCCAATGCAATATCGCCAGCCGAATCAATGCGGATAACTTGCCAGCTTACTATCTCATCTTCGGAAATATCAATCGGCGTTTGCGGCCTTGAGTCCGTAACAGCAACATACGGGAAATAGCAATACACCAAATAATCGTGTTCGGCCAAACGGCTAAACGGCAAGGTGAAAGTTGAGCCGGGAGGGAATGATGGATAGGTAAAGGTAAAGCCATTCATCCACACCGCGCCAACCGTGAATGAAACGGAAATGATCCCAAGCGTAATGGAAGATGATGGAGCGATAGGAATCTGGGTGCCCTTGACGTAAACCGTGTTTCCAATCTCTGCGACTAGCTCAGCATTATCCACGGTCAAACCGCGATCAGTCAGCGCCTTAGCCCATAATCGAAATGTTCTTTTTCTTACTAGGCTCATAGAAAAGAAAACAAAATGTGATGATTGGCTTGAATCTTGAGCGAGACGTTTTGCTTTAGCAGTTGGTGCGTCGTGTCCTCGGTCACGTAAGCGATAGGGATAGCAATTGACGACTCAGAGACCGATTGACCAGTGATGCTAAACGAGCCCAAGAAAGCTAACGGGTCGCTGATTTCAGCAAGCGGGAGAATGGTTTGCCCGCCATTCTGAACTATGAAATAAGACTCAATCGGGTTTGTGATTTGGTATGGCACGTTAGCAATTGTCGTGATGCGAAGGACAATCCAAGCTGGTAGCGTAGTCAGCACAAAGCCGCCGTTGTCGGTAATCGTCCAGGTCGACGGGCGAGCGCTGCCTGAAAAGCTGCTTATCAAGCCCTTCTGCATCGTGACGGTATTTCCCGACCTTGAAACCTTAAACGGGTGCCCAGTGTCGGCTTGAGTCCTTGCCATGTCCAAGAAGTCATCGTTGCCAATCATGTTTTCGCGGCCATTTGTTAGCACCCGAGAGATTAGAGATTGAATCAATCTCCATGCCTTGCGTGATGATGCCAGAGAGCTTGATTTCATTAGTTTAAGACTCCGTCAATGCCGAGCGTGCCGACCGTTTCAAAGATAATGTTGCTGCGGATTAAAACTTCGATGTTTGAACCTTCGCGGTAGGCAATTGGTATAATGACCCTGCCGGGAGAATCAATGCTTCCGTCTGGAAAGACGCTCGCGCGAATGTTAAAGTCATTGCCAAGAAGCCACGTCGGAAGCGCGGTTAGTGTTATCCCGCTAAAAATAAACGATGCTGGCGATGAGCTAGCGTCAATCTCGGTGACTTGCGGCGTAAACTCAAAGCCGACTGAAATGTAGCCGTCTCCAGGCGGAATGTCGCCAAGAATGGAATATGAGACGCCGTTGATGGAAATGCCAATGTTAGGAATCGAAGATCCGCTAGACTCGCTTTGGCCTTGCTCGATGTGCTGATCTCCACCAGAGATAATCTTGTCGAAGTCTTCGCTGGTAATGCCTGCGTATTTCAGCGCGGGGCCAAGGTAGGATTTAATCCAGCCCCACCGAGCGAGACCTTTCCCGTGATCGTCCTTTTTGCGCGGCTTCATCAGAAGGTTTTAAGAGCATTAAAGATGTGAGTTTCCTGCACAAACCAGACGTTAGTTCCAACTAAGTTTTCCGCTTCTCTAGCCACAATAGTCCAGCCGTTCGGCCAATGATATTTTATTGGACTATCATCTCCTTCAAGAAGCGGAGGATTAAAGACTCCGGGATTAACCGGCGGCGCTTGAGCGCTTGGAATATCAGCCATTGACGGAGCGCCATTGAATACTCGAACGTAAGAAGAACGGACTTCTGGACGCGGCCAAAGAATGTCACCTGAACGCGGGTCGCTCCATCCTCCAGGCTCAAGATTAACAGCTACGTTCTCAATGCCCATCTCACGCGCTGCCGTGGACAGGTTAATTTTTTGGTCCTTGTTGCGAAGGATACCGCGATACTTTACGTTAGCGCGAAAGTAATTAAACTCAGGATCAAGCTTTTCAAAGCTAACGTCTGAAACATACATTCCGCCTTGCTCGCTGGATGTGCTTCCAATTGCAAAAACATTGCGACCAATAGTTATCCAAGTTTCAGATCCATCATCAAAGCCTTCTTGGTTTTGCGTCCAACTCGAATTAATCTTTCGATTTGTTTTTGTGCCGTAAATGCCAATGCCAGTTACGCTTAACTCAGCCGTGTTTTCTGGCTCAAATTTTACCTCAACGTCACGCGCTTGGAAAGTGCCGTATGGCGAGGGCAAAAAGTTGCCAGGGCTAATCTGCGTGGGCGAGTCAGTAAAGTAAGTTCCGCTCAGTTCGTCCAGCCCATCCCAGCGGCGGCGAATGGTTACGCCATCCAGCCAGAAATCATGCTGTCCGTTCCATTCGACCTCGTTCATGGTGTGTTGTTAGCCTTGGATGTCCAGTTGCATCTCAGCCGCTAGGATTGCGCCAATGACCGCCGTAGCCGTAGCTGAATCGACGATGTTGACTGTGATTCGAATGTCGAGCCAATCGCCAGGAGAAAGGGAAGTCGATGTGATGTCGAAGTCCTTGTTCCCAAAGGTGAGAGACTTGATAGTCGTTGCGGCGGTCGTGCAAAGGTCAGAGCCCATCCCGGTTGTCCCGTCCTGCGCCATCTTGTAACACTCAACGTCCACCGTAGCAACGCCGCTGGAGAGCGTCGTAATCATCCCAGCGTGAAGCGTGACGCGCACCGATTGCCCAGCGACATACTCAGCAGGCAGGCAGAAGCTAACGCGAGCATAGCGGGTTACGGTGGTGTTCTTCACATCGCCCGTGCCGATGTAGGGCGGCGCCGCTCCAAACGTGCCAGTGATGAGCCCAAGGTCGTCAGCCGCGCTTGTTCCCGGCAACGCCGTGGCGTAAGCGTCCCAAACTCGGAAGCGTTCCAATGGAATTTGAAACACGGTGAAGTCGTCTTGAATCAGACTTGAGCGTGGATAGCTGGGAAGGTTTCCACGGACAACGAGATCGCCCTCAACGTCGAGGTTGGTGGGCATTCGGAGGGTTTGAGCTGCGGCCATATAAAAAGGAGAATTGTCAAACTATGTTAAGCCTTTGTTCAACAAGCGCGTAAAATTTTTCTAGCAGTATCTCTCCACTGCTTACCGCTGTTTTCACACTTGATTGGACGGGCTTTAGCTTTGAAGCGTCAAGCATTGGAGTCTGCGGCCTTGCAAAGTTAGGATTTACTTCATTTTTAATAAAGTCACTCATGCCGCCAAATCCGCGCTCATAGGCTTTTGCTCTTTTTTCGTCGGACTCTTTGCGCCTAGTGGCCGCTCTTCCTCTAGCTTCATCAGCGCCGCCTTGACGCTCAAACGAGTAACCCTGAATGCGTCCTTCCTTCTTGCCGCCACCATCCGCCGCTTCATCTGCTGCGTCTTGGAGTCCTTGCATTCTTTCGGCAATCTCCATCGCCTCCTTTGCGTTCTTGCCAAGCTGTTGCTGAATCTCACGCGCTTTATTTTTGACGGCAATCTCACGCTCCGCCTGCTTGATCGCTTCTTGGTCGCCCGTCGCCTTAGCCTCTAAGATTTTGATTTCATCCTCAAGCGATTGAGCAAAGGTCTTTTGGCTTTCGACTTTGCTTTGTCTAATTTGCTTTTCACGTTTAGCTGCCTCGTTGATCGCGTCTTGTTTTCTCTTGGCTTGGTCGAGATAATCAAGAAATTGGCGATAAGGATCAAGCACTGATTGAGCAGCTTTAGCTTGATCCTGAATGTTTTTGCCTATGTCGTAAGTATTCTTTTTTTGCTTTTCAGAAATTTTTTCCGCCTCTTTAGCTGCCGCCGCTTCTGTTGCTGCCGCTCTTGCCGCCGCTTTTGATGCCCTTTCTCTTTCTCGATTCATAGCAGCTGCGTCTGCTTCTCCTGAACCAAATCCTTCATAAAGAGCATCTGAAAAAGAAGCGCCCCCTCCAGCTAATTTTTGCGCTGCTTTTCCAACGCCTGTAAGTATAGCAATAAGCGCGCCTGCGCCCGAATAAGTATTGGCAAGAAATCCATCCATCTCGTCGTTCATTGCGGCAATATTATTTACCGCCGAATCAGACATTGCGTTGGCGTCATTCATCAACCCTACAATTTGCTCTCTTGATGCCTCAAATATGGGAATAAGATTGCCAGCGCTTTTTCCAAACAAATCCAGCATTGAATTGTAGCCGTCGCCTGTTGCCTTGGCTTGGCCAAACGCATCTCGTAAAGCAAGAATCTTTTCATCTAATGTCATCTTAGAAAGCGACTCAGCGGTAACTCCAAACTTTTTCAATGCATTTACCGCATCTTCATTTTCAGAATCGCCCATTGCTTTTTCAAGCTTTAAAAAACTTGAAACAAGCCCATCTATATCCACGCTAGCCAATTGCTTTGTTGCAAATTCCACGCGCTGAATTGTTTCCGCGCTTTCTCCTAACCTAATTGCAGCATCGGCAAGGTCATCATAGCTATCCATCATGCTTTTGATGCCGCCTATACCCGCAGCTCCAAGAAAGCCGCTCATCATGTTGCCTGAAAAAGCGCTGGAAAATGAAGATTTTACATTTTTTGAAAAACCATCGACCTGCTGACGTGCTCTTCCCAAGCCGCTAGTAAGCTCCTTCCCATCAACGCCGAGTGTGATTGATACGTCTGCCATCAGTTAGTCAGTTTTGTCAATATGCCCTTGAACCATCGACCGTCTGGCGTGCTTTCCAAATCGGGCCATGTCATCGCTTCTCCGTCTAACAAGCGCTGAGCGTGAAACATAGCGTAACCCTTGGAGAGCGGCATATGCCATTCGATGTCTTGGTCAGTTCGGCCTGTCGCTTTATGCACTACGGCTAAGTATAGCGCATCAGGAACAGGCCATGCTAGTTTCCCATTTGTGAGTCATTTGAAGGGATGGGAACGGCTTGGTTGACTCTGGAGTCGGTCACGATTTGGTTAGCCAGTTCCAAGATAGCCTCGTTGTCATCGTTGCCGACGTTGGTGTCAGCCCATCGCCAAATCTCTGCGCTCATGGCTTGCGCGTTGCGACGCTTGGTGATGATGTCGTCTGAAGACTGGAGGCAAAGCCAGACAATCTTCACAGCGTCGTCGAGGAAGGTTGGATCTTCGCCGTCGAGATTCCGAAGGCGAATCCACTCCCGGCGGCGACCAGATGAGAACGGCTCCAGCGGTTGGCCTTTCCATTCGTGCTGAGCGTCGAAAGCTTGCTCACGCTGCTCCTGAATCGGGTCTGCGGTTTGGGTGTGGTCGTCAACAAACGCCACGGTGGGCGCTTCCGTCTGTTCGTTCTTTAGTTCGATGTCGTTCATGCTAAATTGAAGTGTTTCTTGACCTTGTCCATGATGTTGCCGCTTGCGCCTTCCATGACGTAAGCCCTTCGGAGCGAGTTAGGCTTGCGGATCAGCACTGAGCTTTTGGCGGCGTAGATTGCGCCCATCAACTCGCGTCGAGCCTTGAGCCCGTTGTATGCCGCCATGAAATCACTGTCGAAGTCTTTCAGGTTTCCAGCCCTCAATTCCTTAAGCAATTCAGCGGAGTCGATTGCGTATTCTCCGAGCGGCCCCATGATGTCCATGCCCATCGCCGGCACTGAAAAGCGGTGTGCGTTGCCGTGGCCGTCGATGCCGCAAACAGGCACGCCGATAACGCCGAGCGCTGCTACTGCGTCGATGTCGCCTGTTTGAATCATCACAGCTTCGGGAGCGTGAGCCGTGCCGCGCTCGTAAATGGTCGACTGCCTGCCAGAGATGTATTTCAGCCGCTGTTGCTCGCCTTTCTTTATCCAGTCAATGAGGCGGTTAAGGTTGTGCATCGCACGCATTGCCATTAGTAGCGGATGCATTGGCGTCTGCGTTTCCATCGTGCCTTCACGAAAGTCCTTTTGCACGGCTGATAGGCGAGACTTTGGAAATCCCGGCGCGGTTGCTTCACCGATGAAAAAGACGCAAGCACGATGCCCGCTAGATGCGTCCATTTGCTTTTCGACTCGGATAGGAAAGCCGAGTGATGCGTAGCAGGCCGCAAGTTGTGTGTTGCTCTCAGGAGCGCTCCATTGTTCCATGTAATCGTTCTTGGTTAGGTGTTACATTAGCGGGTAATGCTTGATGGTCATCGACATCGTCGGCGTTTCGTCCACGTTGTTGAGCGTGTCTTCCACGTCCTCAAAGATGAGCTTGCCAAGGCTAGGAGCAAAACCGCGAATGGTCGTGGCGTAGTTAGCCAAGGCTAAGACCGTGGTGCCTGGATGCTGAGCCGCAAAGGTCACGCGAGTTGCGCCGCTGATACGACCTTGCGCCGTGATTTCAACCATCGGATCAACGCCACGATGGAAGATAGTGGCTTTGTTAGCGCCACGCTTAGTCTCATACGTCCGACGAAATGCCATCGTGAACGTGTTCAACAAGATTCCAGCTTCTCCATCCTCGTCGAGGTCGTAGCTGGGAAGAGTTCCGGTTTCGATTACTGCGGTAGCCATACACTACCGCAGAAATGTCAAAGTTAGTCGATTTCGACCGCCACTTTAATTGTCTGCCGTGTGTCTCTGGTGTGAGCGTCTTCGTCCGTCTCAACGTCAAACTCACCGAGCCACCTTTTACGAACGGCCCAGCCCGTGCGGAAGGTCGTGGATTTAGTCGCCGCCCATGCTGACCATGCCGACTCATCACGCAGGAAGTCAGCCGCCGCTTTGCTCCATGTCGCTGCTTGCGCGTCGGTGGTATCGTTAGCGTTGGTCAGCGTGTGCAAGGTGATGTCAGCGTTGACGAAGTAGTTGCCCGCACGTTCGCCGCTTACCTCCACGACGATGCAAGGCCGAGTTCTGGCCGTTGTCGAGCGTGACGCGACCTTCAGCACCGTTGACGGGATAGTGCTTGCTGAGATGGTGGATAGGTAGGTCGTAAAAACTTCCTCCAGCTTGATTGTCCAGTGGTCGGCCATGTTATTTTCTGCGTTTTGCTGCTGCCGCTGCTAATGCGGCTTTGCGTTTTTCGATTGCTCGTTTGAATGCGGGTAAAAACTCAACTGCCACCCGTTTCTTTTGGCTTGGTGGAAAAGCTACGTCTGCCCATGGAACCGTGTTGGTTAGCTTGATGGCCATTTCTGTAACTGACTGAATCAGTTCAAACTTGCCTGTCGATTTGCGATGAGCCCCAGTATTAAACCACTTGCGGAATCCTTCGCGCTCTGACACGCTGCCGCCGATAGACTTAGCCGCCGCCGCCCACCCTGCTTTTGCAGCGCCAATGGTCTTCTGCTTTTTGGCGACGTAATTGTCTAGATTGCTTTTCCCAATGATAATGTGAGTCGGCTTGTGGTTTTTAGGCACCGCTCGTTTAGGGGTGGTTCGCGCTTGCTTGTGAATCTTCGGCCTTACCGCTCCATGGGTAATGCTCATTCTGGCTTGGATTTCGTCCAAATATTTATCCAAAACCCACTTCGTAAACTCGGGCGATTCTCCCGCTCGCTTGGATTTGATAGCTGCCCAAAATCCAGCCGCTAGCCCTTTATCCAGCCTTTCCAAATCTTGCCAAATTGAGCCAAGCTTATCAATAGGTCGTTGCGTGCGCTCAACGTCTATTTTCACACGGCCCATCATTTCCTTGGGCGGGCTTTCATACGCGCCATAGGGCAACGTATTCCTAGCCGCCACCGCCGCAAAGATCCGCGCCGCCGTCCTCGTCTCCGTTCCAGCCGCGACAAGGACGCGCTTCGGCATCCCGCTGAAGAGTTGCCGCAATCCATTGGTATCGACCTTGGCTTTAATCATCGGTTTTGAGCCTGCAAAGTTAAGACCCATTCCTGCATCCTGTGGTCGTTGTTCACGCCCATCACGCGGTAGATGGTCGAGTTAGCGGTCAGCGTCGAGCCGATAGCCGGTGCCGTTTCAAACTCGCATTTCCGAAGCATTAGCTCTGCTTCGATGCCCTGGATGAATCCGCCGCTGGCTAGTTCGTCTTGTCTGTCGATGTCGCTCAACACGCCCGTGCCTTTGAGCGTGCCAACGGTCACGGATACCTTGCCGCCGCCGCAATACTTTTGATTGAGTCGGGCTTTGTTAAATAGAGCTTCAGCGCGTGCGGTCACATAAATGAGGTGCTGTCAACCTTCCGGTGCCGCCGTCTCTCTTGCATCATGCCGATAGCAATGCAGCACCTTATCAATGTGGCAACTCGTCTTAGCTCTCAGCCTTGCCTGCTCGCTCCAGACTCTATCTTCGCCGTAGCTTGAGTCAGGAAAGATGCAGTCTTGCACAAGCTCACGCTTCCACGCGCATACGTGCCAGGGTGCGCGGTGCGTGATGCCGCCGGGATTGAATGGCCCGTCCTGTGCGTTGAGATCGAATACCACGGTGGACTCAAGCCCGTTGTAAATCGCCCGCTGCTTGAACGTAATCACGTCTGGATTGCGTTTGATGGCCTCCAGAATCAGCGGGATTGTCTCTGGGAAGATTTCGTCGTCATCGTCGCAAAACATGACGTAATCACCGATTGCGGAGTCCAGGCAGGCTTGACGCTTGAGCCCGACAGAGCGCGTCATGTTATCAAGAATGACGATGTGTTCAGCGCCGTCAAATTGCGCTACTAAGTCAGCAATCGCTTTTGCCTTGTCGATGCGTCGCCAGATAGCGGGAGTTAGGATGGAGAGTTTCATGGTTGTTGTTCAGGTTGAATCATCACCCAGCACCTGCCGACGGTGACGTATTTAATCCCAGCATCATCCAGCGCTCTTTGCACGTCCAGCGAGTCGATGTCATGCCCTGCAAAAATGCCGCCGTCTTTGACCTTGGGAAGCCATGCCTTGAGGTCTGCCGATACGCTGTCGTAGTCGTGCGCGGCGTCGATGAATACGCCTGCTAGGGATGCATTAGCAAACCTTTTGGCTGCACTTTTTGAGTAAGTTCTGCAAATCTCAATCTCGTAGCATTTCGCATTATCCCGATTGCGTCTGAACACGTCTGAAACGTCTTCTTCTCCAGTGTCATCGTCCCCCCAGAATGTATCAACAACGTGAAGATTAACCATCTTGCCTTGGTCCTGCAAGCGCTGGGCAAGGTGGATAATGCTTTGTCCTTTCCATGCGCCAACCTCGACAAACGTATCACAGCCCTTAAGTTTGCCAGCAATCGCCGTGTAAAGGTCGCGAAAGTCACACCATCCCTCAACGTCCCATGACGTAATCGCCCCTCCTTTCAACCGCTGCAAATGGCGTCCGCCAGCCTTGTAGTGAGCCGAGTCATTTGACCGCGCATAAGTCGCGTCCATCTCAGCCTTGCCGAATGCTGGGTGCAAATGCTCAAAGACCACGTCACACGCATCAATCACCACGCCGTCGCGTCTAGCGCATTCGCTGAACCAGTCGTCCGAATACATGGAGAAAAAGTCAGGATGGAAAAGGTAACCCTGCTCAATGTATCGGGCGCGGGTGAGAATCGCCATGCACAGCAGGTCATCGGTTCGATGCCCGTCTGAGACTTGCAATACCGCTGGTTTTGATATGTCTCCAATACGGTCCAGAATGATTTGGTCCCATCCCATCGGCGGCTCCCAATCGTCCGAGAGTTGGATTAGAACATGGCCGTTGCAGACTTGCGCTGCTTCGTTCCAAGCACGCACAGGACCGCCACCGGGAGTGACCACGACGTTGCGCCAAAGCGTCAGGTATTGCAGGCTTTCGGCGTCGTCGGCGTCGAGCGCGAAGATGTGTTCGATAGCATCTTGATTCGCGGCTTTTTCCATCCACTTACGGCGAGCGGCGGCGGCTTGCTGGAATCGTCCACGGGTTGCATGGAGCAGGCTGATTTTTGCGCCGTGGCGTTTGAAATGATTAAGCTCAACGGCATCTGCGCCGGCAAAGTCTAGGTTAGCCCGTAGCGCCATCGCGTGAGCTTCTACGCCTTCACGCCCCCAAAGCGTTCTGCGTGCGTTCCATGGCCATTCTCGCGGCTTTGGCTGAGCGTTCAGGCATCGCGCCCATGCAATCATCTCTTCGGGCTTCTGGCGTGCGAATGCGCCCTTGCAGAGTTCAGCGTAAGCCTCCCGGCGTGAAGGGTCAGTCGCCACCGCTTGCAGGTAAAGCTGGGACCGCATCGGCTCATCAGTGGACTTGGCGAGGAAGCAGTAAATTTGATACTTCTCAACGGCGCTGATTTCAGGATCTTGAATCAACAATGCCGCTTCGTTTTTCGCTTCGTGATGCCGTCCAACGAGGTCAAGCGTCTGCATGTAGTGGAACCGGTGAGAGTTGGTCCGTTCCGCTTCCGGTATCGACTCCAGAATCCGCATATTGCGCTCGTTGTTTGGAGCGCGGTGAGAGATGGGCGCGTGGACAATCTTCACGCTGTTCAAGGTGCCAATGGTCGCATCCTCAACGAGCGGCATCAGGCACTCATGGATGGGTGATTGCCACTTCCAAGCATCGCGCCTGACGATGCGCTCCCGCATGATGGTGATTTGATCGTCAGGCACCTCGTAGGGCATTTGGATGCCGACTGTTTGGTCGTCCAAGCCATCGAGAGCGCGGCGGATAATCGGGATAGCCTTGGGGTCTAGGATGTCGTCGGTGTCTGCCCACATCACCCAATCATGGGAGGCAAGGTTGAAGGCCATTTGTCGAGCAGCGGCGAAGTCGTCAACGTGCGGCCATGATACACTTTCGCCAATCATACCACCGCCAACGCAGCCGGGGCGCCCTTGAATCTCCACGTATTTTCCATTATGGTATGCATCCAGCTTGTAAGGCTTTTCGCTTCCCGTTAAAAACCTGAGGGCGATAGTTCGGCTTGCGTCACAATGTTGATTCCCGATGGCTTGAACCATGACAATCTCATCAACCAGCGGCGCAAAGGAGCGAAGAAACCGATCCATGATGTTTTCGACGTTGCCGTAGATAACGGCTAAAGTTAGCTTTCGCTTGTAATCGTTCATGGCTTCCAAAGGTTGAGGGTTTTAAGGAACGCCTCTGCGCGTTGGCGTGCGGTGGCGTGTCCGTAATCAAAGGGTGAACATCCTCTGCCTCCTTTTGCGTTGTGAGAGTGCATTATCTGCGTTGAAAAATGAATGCGCTGAACATCATTCAACACCTTTTCCGCCTCATGCATGGCGTTCAGGTCGTTGAGATAGTCAGGCAGTGTGTGACGCGGCTGAACGCTATTAGGCGAGTTCGGCGGAATCACAATAGAATCATTTTTTGGATGGACTTTCCACCCACAAGCCTCCGCAATGGCAATTTGCATTTCTGAATCGTTCATTAAAGACTTGTTAGCACCTCCACCCAAAACACGCAACAAAAAAGCGCGGCCCCCTTTCGAGAGCCGCGCTGATTCCGTGTTAGGGTTAAGGCACAGTGAACACTTTCAGCGCGTTGGTCACTGCGGTGGTGTAGCCGTAGAGGCAGTGCAAGTTCATAAACCACTTGCCTTGAGCACGGGACCAATGGCGGGTGTAGAGGGCACTGATACCGCTTTCGGCATCCACGAACTGTTCCACTGCGTCGTATTCCTCGTTAGGCAGGTAGTCGCCCAAGTTGCGCATTGCGATTGCGATAGCATCGCGACCGCAAGCAAAACCGGCGAGGGAAACGCCGTTTAGAGGAAGGACATCGCTGGAGTAGATGTCCATGCCCAGCAAGCGACCCAGGTTGCCTTCCCTGATTGCCAAGTTGTCGCCACGGTTGAGCGCCAAGGTGATCTTGTCGTCACCCAGCAAGGCGGCTTCGATGTCCATGTTGCCGATGAAGGCCTTCTCTCCACGGACGCCAGCGGAGATCAGCGCTTTGCGAGCGGCGATCAGCTGATTACGACCGTAGTTAGTCGCGGCGGTGGTGATGATTGCGGCACCGAAGTTGGTGGTCGTGATGACGCTCCAGATGTCGGTAAGCACGGATTGCGCCATGCTGGAACCAAGCTGAATCGCCCACTGGTCAAAACGAGCGGCATTGCTGGATTCGGCGAGCTGTTGCAAGGTAAGATCCATTGGAGTGATCTTCCGCTTGTCCAGGTTTACCGTGATTGCAGTGAAGCCGCCGCCAGTTTGCTCATACGGGTTTCCGCTGTTAGCAGCTTGGCTGAACGTGGTCGTGGTTGCAGTGCCGAAGAGAGGCACGATGACGGCGTCGCCTTGGCCCCGCACCTCGGAGGAGATGTCAGAAGAGAAAGCGTTGAGCGGGGTCAGAAGTTCGGTCAGTTGCTGAAAAGCGCGTTGACCGAAGAGCTTGTCGTTGAAGAGAGTAGCCATGAGATTTGAAGGAGGGTGTTAGGATTGGGATTTGAATTGAGCGGTCCGAAGGGCCTTTTGATTTTCCCGGTAAAACTTAGTGCGTTCTGCCGGATCGGTGATTGCATTGTATTGCTCGAGGATGTCGCCTTTGTCGCCGTCAGCTTGCGGCAGTTGCTCCTCTGTGGTCGGAGTAAAACCGACAGAGGCCACGATAGCCGCAGCTTTTTGCTCTGCTGTTTGCGCCTCTGCTTCGCGTTTAGCAAGGGCAGCTTCCACAGCGTCGAACTGGTCAGCCTTAGCCTTAGCTTCTGCCAGAGATGCTTTCAGCGAATCAATCGTCTTCAAAGCGACTTGGATTTGATCGTCTTTGTTAGCGAGTTCAGCTTTCAGCGTCTCGTCCGTTTCACCACCGAAAAGGGCGGCAAAGCGGGAGAGCAGTGACTTAGCTTGTGGTTCGACTTCCGTCTCAGTAACCACGGGAGTTTCCTCAACCGCAGTTTCAACCTCCGCTTCAACGGGAGCTTGTGACTCAACCGGCGCAGGTGTTGGTGTTTCCTCAACAGGAGCGACCTGTTCAGGCGATTCGGAATTGGCGTGGATGGCGTTAGGTGTCATCCTAAATTTGCGGGTGTCAAATGCACGCGCCGAAAGCGCTACTCCGTTAAGCAGTGTATCGGCAAAACCGCGTTCGACTGCTTCTTTGCCGTCCATCCAAGTTTCGGCGCTCATCATTTCGCGGATCTCGTCCTCGTCGTTGCCCGTGCGGGATGCGTAAGCGTTGACGAGCCCGTTGCCGAGCTTGTCGAGGAGTTCCGCTGTATCGCGCAGTTCTTCAGCGTCACCAATTGCCACGCCCCAAGGATTGTGAATCATCACGTAAGCGTTCTCTGGGATTTCGATTTCATCCGCCGCCATAAGGATGACGGAGGCCATGGAAGCGGCCAGCCCTTCAACCCGTGCCGTAACCTTAGCCTTGTTATTCTTGAGCGCGTTGTAAATCGCCCAGCCGTCTAGCACATCACCGCCGGGAGAGTGGATGGACAAGTTGATTTCATCTAGCTCGCCCATCGACTTGAGGTCACGCATGAATGCAGACGCGGAGACTCCCCACAATCCGATTTCGTCATGAATGCTAACGTCTGCCGCTTTGGGCTTATTCTCCTTGGCTTGAATCCGATACCATGTTTTCATTTGCGTCCTCCTGTATGTCTAGTTGCCGTTGTTTGAATCCGTTTAATGCGCCTTCATCGAGTCCCATTTCCTGCTCGATTTCCCGCCGGCGAAGCATTTCACGCGCTTTTTGCATCTCCACGCTTTCCCAATCGCGGCCACGTTTGGCGGCGATGTCGTTGAGCGTCAAAAATCCAGCTTCGTATTGAGCCAGTTCAAGATTGCCTTCGCGACCTCGGTCAATCGTTAGGTCAGCCTGCGGAATCCACTCAGCCCACCACCAGTTAGCGGGAGGCGCCGGCAGTTCGCCGTTTTTGACGGCCTTGGCGATGAAGTAAGTCCAGAAGCGCTGGCAAGCTGTCTTTAGTCGCGCTTGCTCATGCTCAATCCACCGTTGGGTTTCGGCCATTAGATAGCGCTGAGACGGTCCTGTTTGTTTAGCCAAGTCCCATAGCACCTCAGGCGACAATCCCACGCCCCACGCGATATCACGCACAAGCCATTCAAGCAGGACCATCTGATTCGGATGTGGTCTGCCGTCATGGATAACGGATAGCTGTTCGTTTTCCAAAAGTTGAGCAACCATGCCACCTTCGCGCATCTGCTCTACGTTGATTGTGCTGCCGCCTGTAGTGCGGGAGGTAACAGCCGACGCAAAGCCCTGCGGCCCGTTGTTGCCCTTCATGGTCCGAACAAGCCCGACCTGATTGGCCATCTTGATGCCGTGCTTAACGTCTGCGGTGATTTCCGCTTGGTCTTGGATGTTATTCAAGGCGTGAGCGAGTGCGGAAATTCCACGCACTTGTCCAGGCCGTTCAAAATCGGCATAGAAGATTGAATCAGACGCTTTAACGCGCGTCGATTTGGTCGTGTCGTCGAGGTCAACGAGGTTGTAACCAAGGTGTCGCCCGAACTTGTCGACATAGACGCCGTCAACCGTGCTGCGTTCTTGGCTGTTTGCAATCTGGTGGGACTCATAAAATATGATATTAGCTGTTCCTGCCTGCGTTTCACTCAACACTGAAAGGCAGTCTCCGTCTTTAATGCGAAGGCGAGTAAGCGCAATCTGCCACTGGAAAAAGTCAAGCTTGGCGGCGCGGTCGAACACGAAAGCGGTCCCGGCGCGCTCGTAAAACAACTCTTCCGCCATCCGATTAAACTCGCGGTCTGGAGTGTCGGCTTGTGGCTTGAGATAGCCGACAAGGTTAGCTACGCCGTTCACGATGCGACGAGCCAAGCCGACATCCGCATACATTTTCCGCGCCTTGCGAAGAATCGTGATGCGGTCGCCGCCCGTTAGCTCTTTCCTAGTGTCGAGCGTGCCCCAGTTAAGATAAGCGCGGCGAGGCGACCACTGAGCGGCGTCGAAAGTTCCCAACGCTTGCACGTTTGGCGCAGCCGTTCCGCTTGGTTTGCGATTGCCTCGGCGGTTTCTGCTCATGTTCCGAAAATCCTGGTTGAAAAGTCTTGGCTAAACCAGCGGTCGTTAAAATCCGTGGTGCCGTTGAGTTCGTTGATGGCCTCCTCAATGCGCCTGAGCCACGTTGCCCGCTCATCTGGGCTGATGCTGATGCCCGTAGCGCTACCGGCGCGGGAAGACTGGCTAGTGATCTGGACCACGTCCTGGATGCGCCCCGCTTCAGCTTGCAATATCGCCAGTTCCGCCGCTTCGAGTTCGGCGGTGGTGTAGTATTTGACGAGTTTTCTGACCCAGATGTCGGCGCTTGCCATCGACATTGGGAGGGAGTCAAAAATAATTCATTTCAAGTGCGTTTTATTGTTGACGTATGAAATTGGAGAGGTATTATCACCACATGAGCAACGTAAACATCATCCCAAGCGACCACTCCCACCTTCAAGCGTTAACCGCCATTTTCTCAAAGGAGGCTGACAGAGTAACGGACAGATGGAAAGTATCAGACGCCATCAAGCGCTCCGACAGAAAGGATCTTGAGCGCAGGATTAAAGCGCTTGTGAATATCTCGCGCGAGCTGGAGAAGCTTCGGGCTTCGCTATACGCAACGGAAAAATCGCCGCTCATTTAACCCATGAAAAACAAAGCGAATCAACTCACCAAAGCCGGAGAGCCCCGCAAGCGGGCTCCCGGCGCTGGCCGTCCTGCGCTGGGCAAAGTAAAGCTCACAGTCCACATTCTGCCGTCGACTCGGGCCGCTCTGGGAAACAAACCCGGCGCAGTCCTAGACGCGCATTTTGGCGGCTAGTCCTCAGCCTCTGGTGGACTCGCCCCAAACTGATGCGCCACCAGCCACCAAGACAACACTGCTGAAAGCTTCAATGCGTCGGCGTAGTGGTCATGCGCCAACTTCTTCCATTGGAGAGGTTGGCGTTTGTGTTTGGCCATGATGAGGGCCATCCCTGAAAGCCCCATGATGAAGTCTGGCCCGATGTCTTCGGGAAAGTGCAGGAGCGGTGGAAGTCGTTTCTGGACTCGGTCCAGCCAGAGGGCGCATTTGATTCTGAAGTCCACATAGCTGGTCAGCATCAATCCAGGCCAGTCGTTGATTTGCGACTGGTTGAAGGTTCCAAATGCTTTGTCATTGCCTCGCGTCGGCCAGAGCTTGCCGCCTGACATGGCGCATATCTTGTAAATGCGGTCTGTTGCCCATGCGCTATCAATCAAGCCGCCGCTGATGGTCACGGTCTGGCCTGAAGGCGTGACGTATTGCTTTGTCCCAAGCCTTAGCAAGTCTTCGGGCGCGATGACTTCACCGTAATCAATCACCCACGCTTCGCCAGTTTTCTCTACGGCGGTCACAACGTAGTGCGTGCTTTTTTCGCCAGGGTCAGCACCGATGGAGATGTATGCTGGCTCATCGACTGGGCAGATGCCAAGGCGATACGGAGCGCGTAGGCTGAGAATGTCCTCGTCTTTCACGGTGGCGCTTCGTTCTTCCCACGGTAGCGCTAAGGTCGAATTGAAGAAGTCTTGGAGAATGCTGGTGTCGCTTTGCGCGTCCAGCCACTTCACCGCCAGCGTGCCGAAAGCGCAGGAACGCCACGGAGCATAAAGGGAGTTCAAGTGATAGCCTACTCGTCCAGGTTCGGCGTTCGGATTGGTCGAGATCCATTTCCCGCCGCGGAGCATCTTGGTTTTGTGGCTGTCGGTGATCTTCCCTTTGCACTCTTGGCACTCGTAGTGAGCCGTCACCCTGACTCGGGCTTTGTCCCATTCGTCCTCCTTGCGCTCGCGGTCATACCATCGCACCTGCGACCACTCTAGGCGGATAAGCTCGGAGCAATGAGGGCAGGGCACCATGAAGTATCTTTGGTCGGTGCGGAGAAACTCTTGCCACACCGTGCCGCTGTCCACGGTTGGCGTGGAGGTCTTAACGCGAAGTGGGCTCGTAAACGCTTTGGTCCTGTTCTCTGCAAGCTGCAACGCGCCAGCCTCATTCCCTCGCTGGGTGGCAAAGCCTCCGACAAAGCCCAACCCTTGCCCGACACGCCAGAAGCCACTGAGAAAAAAGCCTCCCGAATCCGCCAAGCCGCAACGGTGGACGAGGCCGAACGCTACCTTTCCGAGGTCGAAGAACTTCGCAACTTCGCAAAGGAAAACGCTGAGACGCTATGGCAGCAAGGACTAGCCGACGACTCCCGCAAATGGCTGACTGTGCATCAGGCCATCGCAAAACAGTATCCAAGCCTTCACGCGCAAGTCCTCAAGCTGCGAGAGGCGCACAAGATCACGATTACCACTCAAGCCGCGCAATCGACCTTTACGGCTTTCCTTGCTCGCGTGCGTGGTCTTATCGACTCCATGCCGGGAGCGCTAGCGGCCAAGGTTAATCCGAGTGACCCAGACCACGCAAGAGAACAGCTAGAGCGCTGGCGGGATGAGTCGCTTTACAAAACCCTATCGACGGCTCCGTCAGTCCTGCCGTGATTGAATCTCTAACCGCATCCTTCGCCGCCTGTTTCGCCCCGCGAGACAACCGCAAGGTTTGGCAATGGGCAGAAGATGAGATTGTCCTATCAATCCGCCAAACTGAGAACGAGGGGCCATACTCCACCGCTCTGACTCCCTACGTCCGCGAGCCGTTGGAGATGTTTGCAAACGATAGGAATAGCGACATCGTGCTGTGCTGGGGCACGCAGACAGGTAAAACTAACACAATCATGGTCGGCACGGCGTGGCGTTATGTCCATCGACCATTGCCGGGATTGTGGGTCATGCCGTCCGAGGATCTCGCCCGTTCATTTTCGCAGACTCGTTGGCTTCCCATGGTGGACGACTGCGGGCCACTCCGAGCGCTTAAGCATCCAAGCCCGCGCAAAATCACCGCGCTAGCTCAAGACTTCACTGCTGCCGACCTTTCTTCGTCGGCTCAAACTCTCCCGCCGCTCTTTCGTCCAGGCCCCTCGGACTTCTCGTCATGGATGAGGCGGGCAAGTTCGCCACCCACCGAGAGAATGAGGCTGGCGCGTTGCAGCTTGCAGACGACAGGACCAAAGCGTTTACGAGCCCA